TGGAGTAAATGTAGGAGAACCTACAATTCAAGGAACTTTATTAAATGGCACTCCAAGACAATTACAAATTAATCCTAATGGCGGTAATATCCTAATCGGCACAACCACAGATTCGGGCTACAAGTTAGATGTAAATGGTACTGCAAGAGTGAGTGGTATGGTAACGATAAATAACGGATATACTAATTATCAATATAGCGGTAGTAACTATTATGCAACTGGTTTAGGATTTAGTTCAAATTACAATTATTCTATTTACAATACAAATTATGGTAGAGAAGATTTAAGAATTGAACAGGCAACAGGTGCAGCAACTTTTTCTTCTTCGGTAACTACTGGAGGTCAAATATTAGTAAATACAGGAACTGTAAATCAAAATACAACAATAAATGCAAGTAAAATTGGGATGTCAAGAACATCTGATGGTGCTGAAGTAGTTTATTTCTCAAAGAATACTGATTTAGGTGCTGATGGAACTGCAAATATTAATGGATATAATGGTATTCAATTTAGAACACAAGGTGCTGAAACTGTTAAAATGACTATTAAAGCAAATGGAGTAATTAATATAGCATCTATACCAACTTCTCCAGCAGGATTATCAAGCGGAGATGTTTACAGTAATTTAGGTATTTTAACTATTGTTTAATTTTATATCTTTGAATTATGAACAACGAACAAATATATTCTATCTTAGGTCAAGGACTTAATATAGCAAACACAAAAGGATGCTTTAATTTAGATGAATCGGCAACGATTGCACAAGCATTATTTCAATTAAAAGAAGTTTTAAATTTAGTAGAAAAAAAAGATGATTCAATTAAAGCCGAGTAATGCAGGTGTTTTAGGCACTATTACTCAAATTGATGTATTAATATTACCTTTTGATGTTCAAGCGGTTACTTGCTCAACTTACTATAAGTTATGCGCAGAGGATGGCAAACAATTAGCTGAAGGTAATTTAAGTTTAACAGAAGAACAATTTGCAAATTGGGGAACTGACAATAGTTATGTTTCGGATATTGTGATTAACGAATTAGGTTTAGAAAAAGCAGAATAATGATAAATTCAGAGTTTCAAGTGGAGGTTGTAACAGACCTTTCAGTAGAGCCAGTTACCTTGCAAGAGGCTAAAGACTATATGCGTATTTCTTCGGAATCGGAGAATGACTTAATAGAAGAACTAATAACTTCAGCAAGGGAGCGAATAGAGAAGTTTACAGGACTATCTTTAGGAGAAAAAACTCTTAGGGCTTATTGGTTTTATTTTCACATTCCACAGGAGATTCCTTATGGTCCAGTTACCTTAATTGATTCGGTTGTGAATGATGATGATGTAGCTTTAGAATATACTGCTCGTGGATTGCAATATAAGATGCTTGAGGCGTATTCTACCGTTGGTTTGACAATAGAGTATGAAGCAGGCTTTGCAGTGTGTCCTAAGGGCTTAAAATTAGCCATTTTAAAACAAGTGTCTACTGATTACGAGAATAGGGAAAATTACTCTATTTATGACCAAGCTTATGAGTTAAGTTCGGATGCAAAAAGACAAGCACAACCATATTGTAGAAACACTTTATTTGGTATCTAATGAGAGCAGGTAATTTAAGGAATCAAATCGCAATTCAAACCTTACAGACTGGCTCTGATGGTACAGGTGGTTACTTTGGTACATTTGTAGACCAAAAGGTAGTATGGGCAAAGATTAGAGCAAAACAAGGCTTTAGAAATTTAGAAGATGGAAAAATATCTTTAGACAATATCTACGAGTTTACTATTCGTTATGATGACTATCCTAATTTATCTCAAATCAATAAAATAGTTTACAATAGTGGCGAGTACATTATTAAAGCATTTCAAGTAACGGATGAAAGAAAAAAAGAAATAGTTATAATGACTACTTTGGGAAGATTAATTGACCCTACTTTCTTCTTAATTACCGAGTTCTACGAAAATTTAATGACTGAAGATAATAAGTTTATTATAACATAATGGCTTTAATAGGTTTAGATAATGTTTTAAGAAAGTTTGGTAAGTTACCTGATAGGGTGGTTACTTTGACTAAAGCTGCGGTTACTCGAAATACTGATCAGATTTATGCTGAAGCAGTATCAAGAGTGCCTAAAAAACTTAACAAATTATCAGCAAGTGGTCAAAAGACTGTTACTGACCTTACCGGAACCGTAAGTTTTGGTGGAGGTGGTGTAGATTATGCTCCTTATGTTGAATTTGGTACAGGTCCTTTTGCTAAGTCTTATTTGGCAAGTATGCCTAAAGAGATTAAATCTTATGCTATGACCTTTTTTGTGAATGGGCAAGGAAGAACTGAGGCACAACCTTTTTTAATACCAGCTTACTTAAAATACAGAAAACAATTTTTTAAAGATATGAAAGATATTGCTAAGATTATTAGCAAATAATTCGTAATTTTGTTAAATGAAAGATGTTGGAGAACTAATTAGGCAAAAACTTTACGAAAGACTAAGCGGTGCAATCGTTATAGACTTACAAGAAGTGCCTGTTTTTGATTCAGCAAGTGTTTTAGCAGCAGCGACTGAGCCTTATATTTTACTTTCTACCTTTGTTTCTACGGAATTAGGAGAAGGAAGTAAAGAATCATATGGTCAAGAAGTTAGCGTTCTAATTGAGGTGGGTACAAGATTTGACAATAGTTTTGGTGGTAAGTTACTATCCGATCGTATATCAAATGAAGTTATGGAATTAGTTAGAACAAGACAAGATGGATACTTAGATTTAAGTCCTGATTGGTATGTAATAAGAACACTAATGGAAAGTACTAATACCCTTGAGCAATTAATTGATACAGGGCTTTTAGTACGAAGATTGATTAGATTTACTTTTAAAATACAACAAGGGATATGAGTGCATTAAACGGATCAGATATATTACTTTATGATGCAGATACGGATTTTCCGTTAATGTGTCAAAGAAGCGTTACAGTAACTATGAATGATAATATGATTGATGCTACTTGTAAGCAAGATAATGGATTTTCAGTATCTTTAGCAGGTTTAAGGGACTTTTCTTTTACGGCTGATGCTTTAGTTAATTGGGATGAGGGAGTAGCTGATATAGGAATTACTACTTTATATGCTTCTTATAATACAAGAGTGCCTATTAATATTGCAATAGCAAATCCGGTAATACCAACAGGTTATTATATTGGTTTAGCTTATGTTGAAAGTATAGAAATAAATGCCCCGATGGAAGATGTCGTATCTTATACGGTATCATTCACAGGAACATTTGAAATAACAGATTAATTAACAATTAAAAAATAATAATATGGCAATTTACAACGGAACGGCTCAATTACTTAAATTAGGTACTGCTGGCTCAGAAGAAACATTAATTCAATTAACCAATTGTAGTATGTCTGTTAACGCAGATTTATTCGATACTACTTCTAAAGAAAGTGGTGGATGGAAATCAGTTATGCCCGGCTTAAGAGATGTATCTTATTCAGGCGAAGGTTTAGCTGATTTTGCAGCAGGTGCTAACTATACTTTAACAGAGATTTTTAATGCATACAATAACAGAACTTTATTATCTGTTAAATTTACAAACGGAACAAACACATTTTCACAAAGTGGCTATATTGCTTCTTTTGAGATCAGTGGTCCGATGGAAGATGTTGCTACTTACACTATCGAAGTAACAGGTACTGGAGTATTAACCTTAGCATAATAAAACAAACACAACTATGACCGGAATAATAGAAGTTACTCTCAACGGAGAAGTGAAGCAGTTAAAATTTGGTAATTACGCTTTAGAGCAATATACTAAATTAACTGGTGTTGATATAGGAAGTATCAAACAACTTGGTGATGATTATAGTCAGTTAGATATGACTGCCGATATAATTTATTGTGGGTTGTTTGGTGCTTACCGATCAAATAAAAAAGTGGTTGATTTTACCATTCAAGATGTCCAAAGTTGGGTGGATTCGATGGGTTATGTAGATCAGCTTGTGGTGATTAAAGAGTTTATGTCTTGTATAGTTTTAATGACTGAGCAGATGATAAATGCTTTTAAAGCTATGAGTGATGGAGAACAAGAAAAAAAAAAGTAACTTGGAATGATATATTAGACAACGCAATTATTAATTTGGGATTAAAACCAAATGATTTTTGGGAGATGACTTTTATAGATTATATTAGGTATGTAATTCACTTTGCTAAAAAAGAAGCAGACGAGTGGGATAGAACGAGAGTTTTGATGAGTTACATACTTAATACCCAAGTAGAAAAGAAACACCAAAAGAAACCAAAAGATATTATTCCATTATGGACTGATAAGTATAGGATACTTCAAAAAAAACCGGTTAAGCTACCAACTAAAGAAGAAAAAGAAGAATTACTAAACAAGACGGGTAATAATGGAAGAAAAGATAATAGTTAGACTCGAAGCAGATATTGCTGATTTAAAAACTCAACTAAACGCTGCTCAAGCTGAAATAAAAAGATTTGGTTTAGGAGTAGAAACTTCTATAAATGCTATTACTTTAGATAGATTAAATCTTCAGCTTAAACAACTTCAAACACAATTAGGTGCTACTGATATTGGATCAATAGCATTTAAAAATATAGGCACTCAAATTGCTGCGGTAGAAAGTCAAATAAATGGTGCTTTAACTTCTATTAATCAAAACGCTAACAGATCAAGAAGCGGTTTTAATGGTTTATCAAATTCAATTAACCAATTATCAAGAGAACTTCCTGCCTTTGGATTAAGTGCCAATATTGGTTTCTTAGCTATTTCCAACAACTTACCTATTTTATTTGATGAAATTAAAAAAGTAAGAGATATTAATACTGATTTAGCTGCAAGTGGTAAAACTACTACTTCTGTTTTTAAACAATTAGCCAGTGCTTTATTTTCTTGGCAAACTGCTTTAAGTCTTGGTGTTACTTTATTAACTATTTATGGTGGTAAAATAATTGAGTTAATTTCTAATATAGGTAAAGCAAAAGAAACTATTTCATCAACACAATTAGAATTAAATTCTTTAAACGAAGCGTATAAAGATAAATCTATAACAACTGCAATAAGTGATGTAATATTATTAAAATCATCAGTTGAAACCGCAGGTAAAAGTATAAATACTCAAAAAACATTTATAGAACAATATAACAAAACTATTGGAACTGTTACAGGATCAGTAAATACATTTAAAGCGGCAGAACAAGGTATTATAGATAATACAAATGCTTATGTTAATGCTATGATTGCAAGGGCAGTTGCAACTAAATCCTCTGAAAAAGCTGCTGAAATTGTTATGAAAATGGCTGATTTGCGAACTGAAAACGCAAAACAAAATGCAATAGATCAAATTGACGGAGAGAAAAAATATACTTCTGAATGGAATAGATTAATAAATAGTCAAGGAGTTGCTTTATTAGAAGGTTATACTAATAGAGCAGCTTATGTAAAAGCTAAAATAGCAGAAGATAAAGCAAATAGACACTTAGCACAACAAGAAGAATTATCCTCATATCAAAAACAACTTGATGCTTTAACTGCTTTAACTAAAAAATATGTAGATAAATCTGGTGTTATAACTCCTTATGTTGCACCTGATGCTGCTTCACAAGATAGAGGTATTCCTGAAATGGCTTTAATGATTGATAGTTCAGCGCAAATAGAAGAAGCTAAAAAGTTATTTGATTTTTTTAAACAACAAGGTCCAGAAAGTTTTAATCTTTTAGGAGAGGCTTATGTAAATAATCCATTTTTTAAGAAATTAATGGATGGAGAGATAGCTAAAAAAACATTAGAAATAAGAACCGATATTGATAAACTTGGAAAATCACCAACTTGGAGTGATCCTGCTATGAAACAATATATTGCTAATATTGAAAATATAGCAAATTTAATATCAGGTACTTTAAATTCTGCTTTTGAATCTGCTTTAGTATCAGGTGAAAATTTCTTTAAAGTAATGTGGAAAGGATTGACTAATTTAATTTACAAACTTGCTGCTGCTGCACTTGCTGCATTAGTATTAAGTGTGTTATTAGCACCTTTTGCAGGCGGATCATATCTTGCTGCGGTTGGTGGATTTGAAGGTATATTTTCTAAATTAACTGGTTTTGATATTAGTGGAATTGGCGGAGGAGATAGTAGTGTATATATGCCTTCTAATTCAATAGGTCAAGGTAATTACCAAATAGATATTATGGGTGATAAAATGAGATTATTATTAGATAACACTGCAATTAAAAATACGAGGGTGATATAATGGCTTACAATCATATTTATAATTTACAATTTAAAGGATTAGATCAACAAGGTGGTAATTTTTATTATCAAGTAAAGTTTGAGAAATATGATGCTACTGTTATTGATTATCCTATTATAGATTTAATTCCAGCGCAAGATTCTCCTTTTGTTTTAAATTATAGATCTGAAAAAGATAATATATTTTCTCCTATTCGTGCTTCTTATGCCGATATAAAGTGTTTTATTCCTTCTGATTCACCAATACAACCGTATAACTTTTATTATAATATTGATGAGTATTCATTAAGAGTAAGTCTTTATGAAACTAACGGCACTACTTCAACTTTAAAATGGCAAGGATTTCTTTTGCCTGATGTTATTCAATACGAATGGCAAGAACAGTATTATTTAGATTTAGTTGCTACTGATAACTTAGCAGTATTAAAGAATATTAAATATTCAAGAGATGACTATTATGCTTTATATGATGATACTTCTGTACAAAATGGTTTAAGTATTAAGGATTATATTTGTAGATTACTTGCAAAAACAGGCAGTACATTAGATGTTGCTATTCTTTGTGAATTTAAAATAGATGATGTTTTAAAGAATTTAGAACAATTATTAATATCTGAATATTCAGGTGTTGATTGGAAAACTTATGAGCCAAAGGATTGTTATTTTCTTTTAACTTCTTTAGTACAGTCTTTAGGATGTATATTATATCAATCAAATTCAGATGCTACTTGGTATCTTGTTGATGTAAATAGATTAGCAGTAAACAACTTAATTCTTAATGGTAATTTCTCTGACGGTTTTAACGAATGGGATACTGTTGCACCTGTTCAAATTAGAGAAAATTTAGGTCCGGATGGTAGTGATTGTGCAAGTGTTTTTGGTGATTCAAACGCTAATTTTAATCAAACTGTTGCAGGTGAGGCTAGTGTACCTTATCAATTAGTTTTTGATGCAAGAAGTGCTATACCAGGTTTTCCAGGTAATTTAGCTGAACCTTTTATTATTATTGATGGGCAAGAGTTTTCTATTGGAGCAATACCTGAAGTTTGGAATACTTATACTATTGATTTTACTCCTGATAATGATAACTTTAATGTTGCTTTCTTTAATTATTCTGCAAATGGATGGTTATTTGTAGATAATGTTTCAATAAGAACGCAAGTTAGTATTGGAAAAAAATATGATTATCAAGGAACTTTTGAGGGTAATTATGATTTAAGTTTATATTCTAAAATAGGTCAAGACCAAAATATTATTTGGTCAGATAAAAATCAATTAGTAAGTCTGAATAAAAGATTAACTGGTGTTAAATTTACCTATCCATATTATGAAAGAAATTTAGTTAGTAATTTTGGATTCTTTAAAGATTATCCTGATTCACCTACTATACCTACTGATTGGTATAGACAAGGTGCTTATAGTATTGCAAATTCAGTTTCTCCAAATACTCCT